ATCCCAACGTATTAGATTATAGTGCAGAAATGTATTTGAAAGAAGCGAAGACAGGTGGCGGTGGTCATCCGTTGATTAATGGTGTGCTAGGAACTTGGTTAGATCACATGAAGGGTGTACGCAAACAAGAAGGCAGAAGCCGTGCTAGAGATATTATGGTTAATAGATCTGAGAGTTATTGGAAACAATAAAACTTTAGGTTGTTATACGTAATTACGCATAAATCTCCAAGCTCGACCGTCTTTCAATTCATCAAACTTCCAATGACTCATACTAATACGTTCTAACCATTCTTGACGATCTTTTAATTCGGGATTTTCGATTTTACTAATATCAAAGTTAGCTATCTCTCCATACATACTATAATTAGGTTCAGGATCCATTTGGAAAACAGGAACACCTCGTATAAAACTAGCAACACCAGGACTACTGTTATAAACAATAGTAGCCCATGCATTTTGCAAATCTTGGTCTATGCTAGGATTATTGCTTACAGTAACATTTGGTAAATTCAATTTAAGATATAGAGAAGATTTTTTGTCTCCAGGATGGGCTCTAACTACAATGGGGCGATCTGTATATTGTCTTAATTTAGAAATAGTGCTATGGCAAAATTGCATAACATCATAGTTTTTCATGCTCCATCCGCCATTACGTTGTAAACAAATTAAAACATGTTTTCCTTTTTTTCTAAAAGGACTAACATCTATTTGTAAATCATTTTTTATTTGTTGCCATCTAGCAGGGTCAATATCTTTGTCAAAATAAAATCCTGTCTTTCTAAAAACACCGTCCCAACTATATCTTAAATAATGATGTGGCTTATTAGATTTGTTTACCCATAAAAACAAATTACTATCTGCTACTAACGTTCTTTTACTAGCTATTTTTTGTACATTTAAAACATCTCTGCGTAATCTTAGATGTGGAGCATTTTTGCTTTGCTCATGAACAAATCCTTGTAGGACTGCAACGTCACATTCTAAAGTATTGAAATCAAAATGATTACGTCCTGTATCGCCGCTGGCATTGACGCCATCAATCATATAATAAAGTATATTGGATTTTTCCGGACTTTTATTTAATTTAGGAATTCCTGCGTGATAACTCACTACTGATTTCATTAGCCATACTCCATGCATATCCTGATCTAAGTTCATTAACATCATATTGACAATATGCAATATGATTAAAAAAAGATTCCATTACATCTCTATCAGGCATTTTTGGAGACTCTATGTTTTCTAAACTTGTTTCAGCTACAGCTGATGCCGCATTTTGACCTAAAACAATAGCTGGTTTTCCTTCCATTAATGCTTCTACAGCGGCAATACTGTTGTAAGTTACTAAGCAATGCACATCGTCATGTAACGCCATTTGTATTGTTTTTGTGCTAACTCTTTCAGTTCTGTTAGGTTTTAATCTTATTTCAATCGGCCGATCAGAATATTTTTTGATTTGTCTTACTGTTTGCTTTACCCAATCTTCAGGTTCTGGTTGTCCGAATAGACGCATAACTTTTTCACTAGGAGGACAAATTAAAATCTTAGATCCTGTAGTAAATTTTTTATATCTATACCCATGTCTTTTTGCTCTATCGTTAGGACGATCTATTATTGGACCTATGTATTGTAAATTATTTTTTGTTACTCTATGTAACCATTTATTTTTAAAATTACCAAAGTATCCTGTATCAATAACATAAAAATCTCTACCCTTATCCCAGCAACGTTGAATGGCTTTTCTACTTCCTCCGCCTACACCTCTAATTACTAAAGAAGTGTCAGTATCCATATGATCCGCATATGATGCAATTTGTCCGTTACTTCCTTGACAAAAATTTTCAAGAATAGGATCATACACCCATCCTTTACGTTCAAAATTTACTTCGCTTGTATCAATTGCAACAACTTTACCCATAGTATTGTGTACTCTCTCCGTAATTTTGTCCCATGTATTTCCTTTGTAATACTTAGCATCCTTATCAACCATGTAATTTAGAACTGATTTCAAAATATCTTTTTTATCTTCAGTAACTTCCCATGTGTTCCATGTTAGCTTGTGTTTGGAATTAAATTCTTTATTTTTTATAAAACTTTTTTCTGCTAGATACCAATCACCTGAATACTCACATCTTTGATATTTTTTAAACCAAGGGCCGCCTTCGGTATAGTGTAATGCTTTAGGTGTACCATCTTGGGGCTCTTTATACCAACCTACTAACCAGTTCCATTCGTGAGACACTTTTCCAATTTCATTGTCTTTAAGCCAACTGAATCTGTGCAGATACTTTCCATCGATTGCTTCATCATTAACAAATTCTTTTGTAAGTTTTTTATTTGACTTGTGTCCGCAATTCCATAAAACCATAGAACTCCAATTCTTTCGTGGATAGTTATGCTGTATTTTACCATCCATTTTTTCAGTTCCTTCTTTAGGAGTATAATCATGCTGGGCACACATTACAGCATATTTGTCGTCTATCCTTTCAAATAATTCTCTTACATCATTTCTAAAAATAAAGTCACAATCACAGAATACAGCCCATCCTTTAAACTCACAAAGTTCAGGAATAAGAAATCTGCTAAACGTAAATTCTGTAGACGCAAGTTTATCTTCAGGGCGCCAATACAATCCTTTTTTTCTTAATTCGTCTAATTTGATAGGAACAACTTCTATTTGATTAGGATATTTTGCCGCATCTAATATACTTTGTTTAGCAACTTGATATGCAATATCTTCTCTTGAATCCCATCCTATGAATACTCTTAATGTGTTATTACTTACGTTCAATGTCTTCCTCCACACAGCTTTGGCCGTATTGTATCTCTACAATTTTCAATGGCTTGTCTGTTTCATTTGCAAGCATGTGCCACTGATGTTCAGCTATGTGTAACGACTGGTGTGTTTTATATTTTCCTAATAAATCCATATCTGTTGCACTATTTAAAGTATAGACTGTTGCTTCACCTTCTGATACAAACCAATGTTCTGCTCTATGTTTATGTCTCTGCATACTTAGCCTGTTGCCTGGATCCACAATTAATTCTTTGACTTTGACATTAGGTCCATTCTCATGCAAAACTCTGTAATAACCCCATTTGCGTTTTGTTTTAGGTTCTTTCCATTCCTGTAAAATCCAGCTGGAGCTATTCTTTTTATCATCTCCGCCAACACCATATTCAAATGTTGTGTTAGCAAACAATACACTATCTTGACTACCTTCGTAATAAAAACTTTCTTCAGGAACATTGCCTTTTTTTCTATCGCCACCGTTTGCAAAAATCAATTGTATATTTTTATCAAAATTAACACTTTCCCAAAAAACTTTTATTGCATCAATAGCTGTTCCATCACTGTCATCAAATGCAATGACATCATCCACAACAGAAAGATTTTTTACAATTTTTGATCTTACATTCCAAGGCATAAAAGGTTGTCCTTTTTTCTTTGACAACCATTCATCGGAGTTTAAGGCTACAATAAGTTTGTCACCTAATTCTTTTGCAGCTTCAAATAGGCTTAAATGTCCATCATGTATAGGATCAAAGCCGCCAGTAACCAAGACAATACGTTTCATGCTAATATTTATATGAGTATTTAATTAATTTAAAAATTATGGTTTGTTACAGCTTATTTCTAAATGTCTGTTTTTAGGATTTCTTTTACTAACTAAATTTACAAATCCATGTTGGCTTAACAGTTCAAACAACATGTTTTTGTTATATCCACTTTTATGGGTATCCCATGTATCTTCAAAGTCACCATGTTGCCAACCCCATAACCCTGCTCTACAATCTTGTTTGCCTTTGGCATTCATATCGTTCCAAGAGTTTAATTGGCGTAAATGAAAATCCAAATTAGGAAGCATCATACCCATAATACCACCTGGTTTTAAGATATTAAACCATTGATCTAAAACAACTTTTCCTTGAGCAAAAGTAAGATGTTCAAAGAAATGTCTTGACCATATTTCGTCTACTGTGTTAGGTTCAACGTGTTCAGTAATTTTCCAAGCAGGACATGCATAATCAACTCCTGGTAAATTTCTTATATCGCATGTCTTGAAGCCTTCTTTGGTAGGATTTTCACCACATCCAAATTCTAAATTCATTTTTTACCACTCCAATTCTTAAAATTATATTTTGTATCATTGTAAACTTGTTTAAAAAAATCATCGTCTAAATATACATTATCTGCTTTTTTGTTAAACAAATCAAAATGTGTATCTTTTTTACAAGCAATAAAAATTCTTCTATCAGTTTTATATGGTCCCCAAGTAGTTCTAAAAATGTGTTTGAAGCCTGCATCTTTCAGCCAAGAAGCATAACAACCTACTGTGGCTCCTGTCCAGTTACTTATTGCTCTACAGTATTCATCACCTCTATAAAATCTTGATACTGCAAATGTTTCCGGTGTATGTAAATCCACGTGTGTTTCAAAACAAAAAATATCATCACATACAGATGATACTTTATCTATAGCTAATAAAGGATGGCGTAAATGATAAAGCAATCCGTGAGCATATACAATATCAAACTCTCCTGTAATATTGTAAATTGATTGCTTTTTATAAACAACCTTACTGTTTAAATTTTTATGATGAAAATCAAATGCTTTTTTTCCTGTACGGGTGTCGTTAATCAAGTCTATCCATTCGTTATCTTTATGAGCTCCCCAATCATATAATTCAGCTCTTTCAACATCACATGCTTCTACATAATGAGCACCTTGCATTTCAGAATAAAATGCCCACCATCCTTCGTCTGTAGCAATATCTAACACACGTTTACCTTCTAAATTAAATTCATTCAAACCCAATTTATTATACCACTGTAAGTGATGTGTCTTGCCTTTTACACTGTTCCCGTCGGGATATGTTAATGACATTCTATACTTCATGAATAACCTTTTTAAGATGTTGCCAAGGAACTCCGTCAAAACATTCTTTTTCTGTCCACTGACAATAACCTAAATTATTTAACCATTGTTGCCTATCAAACATTTTAGGCTGTTCAATAAGTTTCAATGTTTTGTTTGAACATTCCCAAGCCATGCTACTCGGACACATACTGAAAGTTGGAATGCCTTCACATACACTTTCAGTTAAAGCATTACTGTTGAAACCTACTACTGCCCAAGCATTTTTAAAATCTGCATAAAGTTGATCACCGCCAGATAGCATTCCTTCTCTTGATTTGTTCTCACTAATAATGACATCTTTTAAATTACATTTTTTTATAATCTCAAGTTGCCAAAGTCTTCTACTAGGGTGAGGACGTACAACAATTTTTCTATCTGTATATTTTCTTATTTCGTTAACAGTAAATGTAATAAAATTTTCGTATGATCCGTGTATAGAAATTAAATTTTTTAAACTTGTGTCTCCTGGCCTTTGAAGCACTAATAACACATAGTCGCCTTTTGTCTTCCAGTCTTTTATATCAATACGCTGTGTCTTTTGTATTTGTTTCCATCTATCAGGTGGACAATTTTTATTATTATAGATACCTTCATCTCTAAAATAACTCCTCCAACTCCATCTATGATACGCATTGACATGAGGGGGGTCAGGCATGTTACGTCTAAAAACAGCTGACTCTAAACAGATAAAAGGTTTGTTTGAATCAAGCACATATTGATAGATATGTCCTAGTTTGCGTTCTTTTTTGCCGCCTTTTATGTTAGTCTGTACTAGAACATCTGCTGTATCTAATTCTGCTTTATTTTGAATAGAGATTACGGGCCAATCTTTTGGAATGGGATGATAAGTCCACATTAGTTCTTTGACGGCAACTATCTTCATTTTCTAAAAAGCAATCCACGTTTTTTAACATATGCTCCTTTAACACCTTTTTTACCAGGCTTACGCATAGTTGACCTACTTCTAAGTTGGTTAGTAAGAGCACCGTCGTATTTAAATCCATACTGAATAAATTTATTAATCCAGTAAGATTCTGGTTGACAGTTTACATGATGATGTCCTGGCCAGCCTGGTGGTGCATAAGTCATTATAACATATTTGCATTTTTGAAAACTAGGCATATAATTAGGAATATATTCTTCGTATACATGTTCTACAAACTCTACGCTCCATGCTAAATCGAATTGTTTTGGCTTCATTTTTTGAATTGGACCTTTTGTATAATCGTGTATAATAAATTTAGAATCATCGTATCTATCTAAAGTATAATCTCCATCTATACCAATTGCATTGATGTTTTTTTGATTAGCTAGTTCTACCATACCACCAGGACCGCATCCAATATCAAGCATACTTTTTACTTGCAAAATATCTTTTACAAAGTCTAACGCTCCTTCATCTAGATGTGTATAACCTGCATGTCCGCCTAAGTGTTCTTCTAACATTACTCTCTCATTCCATTAAATACTGTTTTTTTAAATTTTAAATTATCGTCATGTATAGACTGAATTAATTTTAAATCAATGTCTAAATTTTTCATTAAACTTGCAATAGCAATAGTATCTTTCGGTAAACACATACCTCCGTATCCGCGTAGGCTAGGATTTACATCTAAGTACATATCAGTTGCTTTGCCTGTTTTTATGTATGCATTTTTAATTGTAGTATAATCGCAGTCTAATTTATCACAAATTTCATACATATTATTTGCAAATGTTACTCTTAGAGCCGCATATACGTTATTAAAATACTTTAAAACTTCTGCTTCATTTGGTGTTAGATGTTCTGTATGTTCAGGTAGTTTTCCATGTGATCTAACAACTTTACGATAAACCCAAATGTCATGTGTGCCAACTGCTAGTAGTTTATGATTATTAATAAAGTCATCTTCTGCACAACGTTCACGTAAAAATTCTGGTACAAAACATATTGTAAGATTATTATATTTTTCAATCATACTTTGAGTAAATCCAGGAACTACTGTGCTTCTTATGGCAATAATACCTTTGTACTTGCAATCATCAAGTTCTTGTATAACACTCTCTATTATACTAGTGTCACAACTGCCGTCATTTGCTTGAGGAGTAGGAACACATACATAATTTAATTCTGTATCACAAACATCACTTATTTTTGTTTCTAGTTTTATATCATGTAAAACAACTTCATGTCCTAAAAATTCAAAACCGTTTTTATTTGCACTTCCTACAGCGCCTACTCCTATTATTCCTATTTTCATAATAAACTCTCTACAGTCTTCTTCAATCCTACTTCTAGCAAAGTATAATCTTTAAATCCTGTTATTTGTTTTACTCTTGTTGTATCAGGACATCTACGTTTTGCACTACCAATAGGACCATCCATTACCTCTAATTTTTCTGGATTTATTCCCATGATACCCATTATAAGTTTTGCTACTGTGCTAATTTGTATTTCTTCTTGTCTACCTATATTTACCGTGCAATTTTCACTATTATCAATAACAGCTTGTGTCATTTGAATTGCATCATCTATATAGCAAAAACTTCTTGTATCGTTGCCTTTAATATAGTATTCTCCTTTTGCACAACGTTCAACAAATTCACTAATAAAATGATCCTTTTGTCCTGGACCATATATATTAAAATATCTAATTATGTTATATTTCAATCCGCAGTTAGCAACTAAATTTTCTCCTAGTGCTTTAGGTACACTATAACTCCATCTAGGATTATCTATGTTATTAAACATAATAGGTACTGATTCGTCTGTAGGTACTGGATGTAGTCCTTTATCTATTGCACCATTAAAGATTTCACAAGTGCTTGTAAAAACAAATTTTGTATCTGTATTTTGATACTTTTTGATTAAATTAAAAGTTGGTAATGTGTTATTAAATGAAACTTCAGTAGGTGTTTCGTAAAATAATCTTGTTCCGTTAGTCGCCGCCATATGAACTAGTACATCACAATCTGGCATGTCATCTACTACTTGTTGATCACACAAATCATGATTGCTTAATAAATCATATCCTATTGCATTGTCTAATGATTTATAATAATGACTACCTATAAAACCTTTGTGTCCAGTTACAATATAATTTTTATCCAATTTTTAGTCTCGTTTTTCTTGTTAATGCTTTGCCATAATGCTTATCACGTTTTTCTTTTTTAGCACCTTTATAATGAGCTATATAACCGTTTAGTGCTTGATCAAAATGACTTTTTGTAATATTTGGAGGACTTATATTTTGGTTTTTAATTTTTCCTTCTTGTTCCATTTCTAAACGCACAGCATCAAACACATGACAATCTAATTGTGCAGATAGTTTATAAAGATTGTTAGTATCATAGTATTCTTTAAATCTATCAAAAAACTCTTGTGCATATTTGTGCCGCATATCGAAAACTAAAAATCCTGTTTCCGTGTAGGTTCCTGGCCTACCGAGATAAGCAACAAACTTTCCTTCTGGTAGAAACTTTCTTAAATATTGAGATGTAATTTGTGTAATGATTTCTGTGTCAGTATCTAACCAACATAATATATCTACATCTTTTGTTTTTGCTGCATGATAAAGACAATAGCTTTTATGACTAAACCGTACAGCATCAAACATGAAGTTTGAAGGTTTTTTGTTTTTATTTTTTTCTTTAAATGCTGTAAGGTCAGGAATAGATTCTTCTAATTTTTGATTTGACATATGGGCAGGCAAATCAAGTTTTGTATTATCAGTATAGAAAAATACAGAAATGTCTTTATCTATAAATCTTTTTGCACTTTCTACAAACCAATGTCCGTATTCTTGATAACCTTTGTCACTGAATGTTGTAACAATACCTATTTTCATAACACCTCTTTCTATAAAGTAGCATCTTCCATCCCTGCTACTCTCAGCTTTACTATATTAGTTATCTGCCATTGCTTCTGATCAAGTGCCTTTAAGACTCCTAACCATTTGTTACGAAGAAGTGCGAATTCATTAATAATTTTTTCGTAATCAACTACATCTGCCTCACCGTCAACATATTTTTCAACGTCTCGACTAGATAAAGCTCTTTGATAATTTTCTAGATATTTTTTGAAATATGAGCTACGCAATCTACGTAGCTCTATATTCATATAGTGTAATATTGCTTCGATTTCTTGAAGTTGATTAAAACGGTGTTCAACAATGCCCGGCATAGCCGCTGATGCTTTTTCTACATTACCTGCAAGTTTGACTTCTTTTCTTGCGTCAACTAGTTCAGACTCATAATGTTTAATTGCTTCTGGTATCTTTCCAACATCACGTGATACTTCACTATACCAACCCATTAATTATTCATCCCATTCATATTCATCATCAAACTGATCTTCGTCAATATCCAAATAATAATAGATAGCATTGTCTAAGTAATTACAACTTCCTAATGCTCCTTTGAATGCTTCGTCATCTGCTCCAAAGTCTGCACATACTTCAACAAATCTTTCAGCACAAATTTCAATCTGCTTTTTATCTATATTGTCCTTGAATACTGACCAAATATCAGCAATCTGTTGCTCTTCCATATACTATTCCTCCTCGATGCTGTCGGCTTCGAGGGTATTTACCAATTTGTCCTTAATTGCATCTTCAATTAAGTTTCCAGTATAATCTTTCATAACAGTATCAAGTAAAGAACCGTCCCAGTTTTTTCTGTACTCTTTATGTTCAGTACCATTTGATGTTACGTATTTTAGTCTGTTTCCATCTTTTACAAGAAGACCTTTCTTTTCAAAAAGATCAACTAATCCACTGTACGGATTCATACCTGTTTCATATGGAATCTTGACCTGCACACCTTCAAACGGTTTAGCGTAACGTGTTTTCATTACTTTACAACCAGCACGTATACCACGCACATCAGTGACTTTGTTGCCATCTTCATCTTCTTTTAGTTTTAACTTTTTCATTGCAACTACAATAGATGAAGCATAGATAAAGCCTTGACCGCCTGAAATTTTATCATCTGGATCAAACATATCTTGCGATGCATATGTGTGATTAGTACATACTAGTCCTACATTATGAGAACCAATCATGTTAACTGTATTACGAACAAGTGATGTTAGTGCTTTAGGTTTACGACCCATATCGCCTTTCATATCACCTTTGTTAAACTGATCAACATCTGTTGGCGTAAGTAACATACCTAAACTATCAATAACAAACAATACTTTCGGACGATCAGCTTCATCCATTGCTTTATAATCTGTCATAAATGTTGAAATAGTTTTTGCAACATCGTCAATCATTGACATGTTTAATTTAAGTAGTTTTTCTTCTGAAGTATCTACATCAAGTGCGTGTAACCACGATTCGTCAAGTGCATTTTCAGAGTCAATAAGAACTACAAATATACCTTGGTCCTGTGCATGTTTTACAATATTGCCTGCACAAATATATGATTTACCAGCGCCTGATTCTCCAGCAAACACTGTAACCTTACCCATAGGTACACCTTTATGAAAGTCACCTGATATAAGATAATTGAGTGCATAGTTACCTGTTGAAATCCAGTCAGTAGGATCATTGAATCCCGCACTCATACCTGTAATGGATTTAGTTAATTGTGTCCGAAACTTGCTCGGATCAAATGCTTTTGCCATACTTGTCTCCTTGTTAAAGTTGCCCAGTGCATTTAGAATTTTGACATGTAAACAATGAATCTCTGTTCTGATTTAGCACTGGGCTTGATTAGTTTATTGACTTTGTCTTGCTCTAATCATTGCAAGAATGTCTTCTGCTTTACCTTCAGTTTCTGTTGATTGTGCAGCAGGTGCTTCTGCTTGTGGAGCAGGAGCAGTCTCAGCTGGTGCAGTTTCTGCTACCGGAGCTGGTGCTGGAGTTTCATCAGTTCTTGAAGTTGCAGTGCCGTTTGATGATGATGTATTAGGATCACCAGTTCTAGCACTCATGCCTGCTGGACGGAAGTACTGTGAAAATCTCTCTTCATCATATGCTTCTCCGTCAACACTTGCTTCAAACATTTCCTGCATAACCTTGACTTCAACGTCGGAAGGCTTCTTAGGAAGAAAGTCGCTCAGATTGAACAACCCGTTTGTATTTACAGCATTCATTTCTGAATCACCAAGCGGACGCTCTCTACGTGCCCAATTGGAAGTACTGTAATCTGCGTAACCACCTTTACTTGTTTTGTTAAGACGGAAATCAACACCAGCAGTATAATCTGTTGGCAGTTCTTCCATATCAGGATCCATTAGTGCCTGTTTAATAATTTGGAAAATTTGTGGACCAATTATAAAACGTCTAATCGGATTTTCTGGAGTAGTATCCTCTGATAAAGGATTGTCTACTACAAAACCTTGGAAAAGATAAGAACGCTTTTTCCAATATTTGCGACCCATGTCTTCTAAACTAGGATCTTTAAACCAACCCCTAACTTCATTAAGGATGTTACAAGTATCTCCATACATTTCCATACATGGAATTTGCACTTGTACAGGACGACTATCAGTCTGTCCTTTGATTCCGGAAAACGGAAGTTTAATCATCAAACGTTCTTTCCAAAAGAATGTGTTTGAATCATCTCCATCAGGAAGGAATCGGAGTGTTGCACTCTCGCCTTCTTTAATATTCCAGAATGGGTAAATTGCGTTGTCGCCGCCGCCTGTGTTTGAACCACCTTGTCGTGATTCTTGCTCTTTGAGCTTTGCTCTAATTTCAGCTAATGATGCCATAATATGCCTCCTTTAATTGCCTTTAGCTTTGTGCCTGTTTATGTAGCACATGTTATACATACTACACAATTATATAGCAGAAGTCAACCTTTTTCTGCTAAATTCTTGAAATTATTTTATATTCCTGCTAGTTGCCTGATATTTTCTAGTTCTACTGATTCCTGACTCTTATCAAAAGATGATACATCAGCAGCAGCCTTGCGAGCTACATCTTTTCGTATCTTTTGAAGTACCTGTCCTAAATTGTCTCTTGTAATATTATATTTTACGTAAGCCATATTCAACCATTGATCTTCTTCTGATGATAAAGAACTAGAACTCATAAGTCCTTCAATTGCATCAGCATCATTTAGATATCCTTCAGGACCATTGTAGTTTGGGTCATATGCTGTGCTCTGCATACCATACTTACCAGTTACTTCACTTCCACTGTTGTCATAATCTGGTTGAAACGATTTTTTTGGTAAACTAGGTGCTTCTGGATCGGCTTGTGGTTTGGCTGGGTCATCAGGCATTGATTTTTTTGTTGGTTTTATATCTGGGCCTGGACCACCAAATGCATCTAGTTTGTCGTCAGCTGACTTATCAGCAGCCTTACCAGCATCTCTTTTGGCTGCCGCTTTATTGCTCAATTCGTCTTTTACTCTACCCATTAAGTCCCTATATTTTTTTGGAATCATAGGATTATCTTTGTACGTATTGTATAAAGTTAACAGCATTTCTTCATCGCCTGCTTTCAATTTCTCATCTAACTTTGACAAGAAACCTTCTAGTGTAAATTCTTCATCGTCCATTAATTCTGGATCTTTATATCCGTTATACTCTTCAAACTTTGCGTTGATAGCTTCTATAAACTGCTTTGCTGGATTAATAAAGCTCTCGCCAAAATCTTTTTCTACTGCTGTCAGCACTGCTGTTTCGCCTTTTGGAAACTGTCCTGTATGTCTGTCATACATTGAAAGCACGTAGTCTGTAACAGTTTCAATTGTAATCTCTTTACCATCAGGACCCATTACTTTGTCGCCTTTCTTCTTGCCATCCATTTTTGCTTTGCGGACTGCGTGTGCATATGCATTACCTTCATCTGTATCACTGTCATCTTCCATTATGTCTGGAACACCGTTGCCATTTGCGTCTCTCCACCATGATCCAGATTCGTCATGTGAGTCATGTGAGCAACCACAATCTGGTTTACAGTTGTGCATCTGACATCCACAATCTTTACAATGATACTTTTGGTAGCCTTTCATATAGCCTTCGTCTAGTGCAGAATCTACTGTGTCATCTGCCCATTCTTCAAAAGCATTGAAATCATCTTTATGGTCACTTGCAGTAGATTCTGTAGTTTCTTCTACACTGTCTACAATATCTTCTGGACCTAGTTCTTGGGCTTTCGTTTCTTCATTAACAAGATTGTATATGTATGGAAATACATCTTTTAATTCTTCATTGAACTGTCTAATTGTAAGTTGATCAACCCAGTTCTCAGCTACGTCTTCTGGAACTTCTTTGATTTCTTTTACTTCGAAGTTTTCAATCATAGCTTGATATGATTTTTGTCTTTGTAGTCCTTCAATAGTTTTTTTGACCGTTAGCACTCGCTCATTTACTATATCCATGTATTGTGAAAGACCTTCTGCCATTACACCTGACCGACCCATGTAACTTTTGAATTTCTTTAACTTGTATAATTCTTCTGATAACCCTGTAATATGTTTTCCAAAATCATCATAAACTTTTCCACCTTCGGATACATGCATCGCCATAGCTCTTGCACCATTAAGATGTTTGAAAGGATATTTAAATCTTTCACCTTCTGAACTTTCAATATAAATGTTTTCAATGTGTTGTGTACGTCCACTTGCAAGTTCTTGGTTTACAGGCTGATTATGCCTAACGCTGACTCTAGCTGATCCAACGTCTTGGTAGCTAGTTCTGCTTGTTCCATACATTTTTGATTCGGTCATTTGTTCTTCTCCGGATTGATTTTGTGCTAAAAATTTATAATCATTTTTGTTAAGATTGCTTTTTGTAATATCTCTAGTGTCAAAATTTAAAAGCCTTTTCTTAGCAAAATACCTTAATTCTTTTAAAAAGTCATACCATGATTGTTTTACTAACTTGTCTTGGTTTTCTACAAAATTATTGCTATACATCACGCTTACAGCATTTTCATCTAAGCTAACACTAACTCTTCCTAATGATTTTTCTTTTTGTTTAAAGTCAAAATCAAAGAATCTAGCTTCATTTGGCTTGTTAGTAACAATGCCTTCTGCATTTCCTATTGTTACAGTAGGAAAGCGTCCACGTATTTTATTAAATAATTCTTCACTTATTAAATCAAGGTTTTTCATAATAATATTTATCAATAATTGGTACTAATGAAGATAGGCATAGGCGGTTCATAATCCTCCGTATCTTCTATACTTTTAAATGTGTTGTATATTCTAGGATCCCAATCTTGCAAAACTCCCATAATTCTTATACTTAAAAGCATTGCAGATATTAGATCATCTGTTTCTCCTGGTTTTGCTTTGAAACTTGATCCTGTTGCTACAAAGCCTTTTAGTTCTGATATCAATGGGCCAGAAGCTACAATTAATTTGTCATTTTCTATCATTGTTTTTAACTTGGCACAAGCTGTAATTTTTGTGCTATGTGTTGTGTTGAAGCCTTTGCGAAACTTTCTTACATGTCCTTTACGTATTGGTTCACTTACAAACATGCCAGGTATATTTTCTTCACCAAAATCTCTAATAACAATGAGTGCTGCTTCTCCTATTGCATTGTTTTCCACACTCCAATATATGCCTGTTGATCGGCCACTTTCTTTTTCAATGTAATCACATATATCTTTGAGGACTCTTATCTGCCCAGGAATAGGTGTGGTGTTATGTCTCCACTCAGCTACTTGTTTATAACTAGGAAGTTCAATAACCTGTATAGCGGCGTAGTCTCCTCCTGTACCCATACTAGGATCTAATCCTATACAGTAAGAAGCATCTTTTTTGATTTTTTCATACCAGCGTGTTTGACCCATATTCATAATAACTGGTTTTGACTCCATCGATGCTAACTTTATACTGTTTAACAATGTTTCGTCAAAAACTAAAAATTCACAACCATATTCACGTCGAAATCTTTCTTCACCGATACGTCCTATTTCATCTTCTTTCCATTTTTCATCTCTGTCAGGATGCTCATCCCAAGCACATGTAAAACTGTGAAAACCATTTATACCTACATCTTGTTCATTACCGTGTTCGTCAAATTTTTGTTCAGCTTGTTTCCAAATAGTAGCAAATGTATCTTCGTCTGAGTTAGGTGTGCTTGTTAGGATTGCACGACCACCTGTTGCTAGTGTAGGCGATATAGAAGTCCAAAATTCATCTGCAATAGTAGGTTGGACAAATGCAAACTCATCACAGTACAGCAATGAAATACTCATACCTCTACCTGTGTTACCAGTTGTAGTTGCACTCACTATACGAGATCCGTTTTCAAATTCAATTGAACCTTTGTTGTAGTTAACAACACCAGCTCTTATGTGATCTGGACAAAGTTCATATCCATATCTAATACGTTGCATGATTTCCTGTGCGCCTGTGTATTTGTGAGCGGCAATAAGTATAGTTTGATCTGGGTTAAACATAGCATACCATAAAAGATAAATGGCTGCACAGGTTGTTTTACCTGTTTGTCTTGGCAACATGTTTATGTTAAATCTGTGATTGTGATAACTTTCTAACAGACTTACTTGATAGGAGTATGGATCAAATAACAATTTTCCTTCAACAGGATGTTGAATATATGCAAAGTGTTTTGCAAAATACAAATAGCCTAAATCAGGATCCATACATTCAGCAAGATCCTGTATTTGTGCTTCTGTAAAAGATTCACGTTGATTTGCTTTTTTGGTTAATACACCATCTAAACTTTTACTCATATGTATATTTAACCAAAAAAATAGGGCCTGATGGCCCTATTGAATTTACTGGGGGATTATATATCTATGCTTATCCTTGTGCTTTTCTTCTTGCTCTAGCTGCTTTAATATCTTTATTCCACATACCTTCAGGTCCATATGCATAATCTGTTTTTACTTTTACATCTTGATAACCAGGGAGTTTAGTTGTTGATTTGCTAGTGTGTTTTTTCTTTCTAAACACATCTTTTTGGTGTGGATCATAATTATGATATGCTTGTGTCGACTTATCTAATTCGTTATCCGGAGTGTTTAATGTTTGTCTTTTTCCACCCATAACACCTCCATCTTTTTGCATATATCCATACCGTTCTTTACCTTTACCTGACGCACCAAAGTCATGATCTTGCTTCCATTTAATAAATTTTTCTTTATTGCCTAGATTCTTAAAATAACTAGTAGGCATATATAAAGAACGTTTTGCTTTGTCACCTGCAGGTATTGTTCTAATTTCTATTTCGTTTATAATTTCATATATTTTCATATGCTTCTTCTAAGTCTTTAGCTAATTGTGCTTTGTACTTGGCTACTTCTTCGTTGTGGATAGCAGGATCTTTTGCACGTAACGCACCTTTGTCTTTAGGACGATTTAAACCACCTGCAATATCTCTTGTCATGTAGTCGTCATCTTTGTACTCTTCGTCTGGTGAGTTATCCCATTCTGCTTCTTCAACTTCATCTTCACCCATTCCGCATGGACTTGGTCCTTCTGGCTTGTCCATCATCGGTGGCTCATCTACCATACTGATAGTTTTTGCCATGGGTGGCATCATGTCTGGTGTTACAGGTTTTGCATCTTGCATACCTGCATTTCTAAGAATACTAACAAGCTCGGAAACTTCTCCTGCGTTGTCACCGCTCATTGATATATTCATAGAAGCCGCTTCGTTTACTTTTTTAGTCATGTCGTACTCCTTATTTTCTAGATATCCTTGTTGTTTAAGTGCATCTCTATTTAATCTTTGTCCGTTAATAGTTACGTAACCTTTTCTAGATAATGATTTCTGTTGGGCTGTGTTTAATTTTTTTGTTTCTGCACTTTGACTTGCATCTTGCTTAGATGCCGCTGTGCTTGTTGTATTTGTTTGTTGTGTTGTATCTGTTTGTTGTGTTGTATCTGTTTTAGCATTTGTTTGTGCAGTTGCAGATGGTACTTCTTTATCTGTTTTAGCACTAGTAGAATTACTTGTTACACCTGAACTTACAGGATTGGTTGCCCATAGTATTTTTTCCTGAGCATACTGCATTGGAAAGTTAAACACATCATTAGCTTGTAACTTTTGTCCCTTATCATTCATTATGCCTGCTTTTCTTTGATATGCAACGAAAGAGTCAACATCTTTAAATCCTGCTTCTTTAGAAATACGATCCCAATCTCCCTTGCCAATAGCAATAGCTTTTCTACCATCACCTACTGGTTCAGAAGTTGTAGTAGCATCTGTTTTTTCATCACTAGGCTTAGCACCTTTACCTTTTATAGCTTCTAATTTTTTAAGCATTTCTTTTCTATCTTTTCCACTTAAAAGATTATCACCTAGCTCATCTTTAATCATTTCTTCCACAGACATACCATGCAAGCCTTGGAAAACTTTATCTACTTGTGCCAATTGCTCAGGTGTTTTTATTCTATCTAATGAAGAACTTAATAATTCTATGTCAGTTCCAAATAATTTACCTGATGTGATTCCTGCATCTGCTGCCTTTTTAAGATTCATTGCAATACTGTTTGCATCAAATCCTGTAGTAGTTTCTGTACCTTTGCCTACCTCTTTGTCTGAAGACAAAGCTGATTTAGATAGCTCTGCAAGTTCTTCATTTCTCCAGGTTGTAAGCATGTTAGTTGCTCTACTTATACTTTGTTTATTCATTCTGTAGTCGGTAGAGAAACTAGTTAATCTCTGCACCATATCGTCGATGTCTTTTTTAAGCGTGTTTAATTCTTCTTTTGTGGCAGGTTCTTTTTCCAACTTAGCTTCTAATGTATCTAACAAGTCAAACATTTCAATAGCTGGATCTAAACCAGCGGCGATACCTTTATAGAATTCTTCGCTGTCTTTTTTGAAATCTCCAGTATACTGTGTGTCGTATACTTCTTTTTCGTCTGCATCTTGACCTGCATCTGTTTTTGATGCTGCTGCATCTTTCTCACCGCTCGGACCTTTTCTTGGATCACCTTTTTTAGTTTCTATGTTGTTAGCATTTAGAAAATCCATTACTATTTTATGGTCACTATCTCCTGATGCATATGCCATTCTTGATATGTGTTTTTTACTACTTTTACTAATATAGATTGTGCCAACATTTCCGGTATACAAGTTTATAAACAAGTCTTTTTTGGATCCTAATCCTAGTTCTTTTTGAATGTCTTTAGGCATTGCAACGAACCAACCGCCTATAATTTGAGGTTTTTTACTTGTGTCTGCAATTCCTTTGTCTGCAGCCATACCGGCACCTTGTTTAGATGCAGCACCGCCACCTTGTTTAATAACTTGACTCATTAAGTCCTGCACTGATTTTGGCAAACCCACTTGATATTCTGGATCATCAAATTTAGCTTGATGTTTTTTCATCAAGTCATCATACTCTTGTTGCTCGGCAGCAGTTAATGCCTCAAGCAAATTTCCACCTTCAAGTATAGTTAAAACATATCGGAAATCATTTGATTCTTTTTTAATTTTTTTACTTAATTCTGCAAGACGTTTTAAATCATCATAGAATGTAATCACACCTGGGATATTGCCCATCTTTAAGATTGCACCAATAGTCTTAGGACCTGCATCACCGTCTTGCTTTTCTCCAAGCATCTCTTGCACACGTTTAACAGCATCAACAGTTCCTTTGCTGTATTTGCCGTCGACAGTCATTCCAATGCCCATGTCTTTTAAACGTTCTTGTAATTCTTTGATTGCGTCTACTTCATCTGGATCATTTGCTAAACCGCCTTTGCCGCTTTTGGCAAATTTCGCTAAAGCACCTGTTGATTCTGCTCCTTTGGCTGCGCCTTGCTTTGAAGCAACTGCTGTATCACCGCCAGCATTCATTTGTGCCATTTTTATTACTGCTTGTTTGATTTCTTCAGTGCTGTCGCCGTCCTGTATGTTATATCTTGCTACTAGATCATCACCTTTATATATTAAAACTTTATCACCATCTCTTTCAGCTCTATATCCTTTAGGTAATCCAGTAAAGTTATTTGCGTCTGCATCTTTACTTAATTGGCGCTGGAGTTGTGCTACTTTTTCTTTTTCAGAAGCAATAGCTATTTCTTTATCATACTTCCAATTATCTACAATATCCTGTGCAAAGCCTATGTTTGCATCATTAAGTGTTTTATTTTTAATAGCGGCTTTCATTGCATCAACAATTTGTTGAAGTTCTTGCTCTTCTTTATCTGATAATTTTTCTTCTTTTAGAATGTTTGCCATGGAGCCAAAAACAGATTTGAATTGACTTGCCATCACCACCTGAGGAAGTTCATTGCTTTTTGCTTTAGCTAATAATTCGTTATATCTGTCAACATACTTCATTATGTTGTCATCGTTTATGACTATACCTTTTTCTGTAGACATAGCAGTAGCTCGATCTGCTTTCGCAGGTTCTTTTGGCAATCCCATAATTTTAGCATCATCACCAAAACGTTTTTTCAATTGTTCTGGTGTTCCGTATGTACGGATCTTTTTTCCATCTTTAACTTCGTCTACGTATGGTTTTGTTCTATCAATGTTAACATTAATTCTGCTACCATTAGATTGAATTCTTAACTCTTTGTCTGGTTTCTTATCAGGATCAAAAGCGTCATCAGCAGATCCTTTAAATTTTAAATCAATATCAAACTTTTTTGCAACACGACCTGGAAGTATGCCTATATTATTTTGGCGTTCTGCATCTTCTTGTTTTCCATTACCTATTTGATATCTATCATGCTCGTCTACATCAGTGGTTATAAATTTTCCGTCATGCATGAACATGCCTTTAAGGCGTAATCGTTTTGCTATTTTTCCAAAATATTGTCTTTCTAGAAAATCATCAGTAACAGCAAAGTCTTTAATTTTTCCAAGTATATTTCCTAAGGAAAGCGGTTCTTTATCCTTAGTGTTATCTAAAGCTAACGCCATATCAAAACCTTTGTTTAAAACAAGGTCTCTATCTATCATTTTTCCTTTGCTAAATCCTGCCGACCCACGCAAAACTTTTGCTACAATTTTATCTAGTTCTTGATCATAAGTAGCTTCATTCAATTGTTGTTTTTCAACAAGATTTATCAATTCTCTCATGTTAACTTCCTATAGGACTTTTTGCATTTTCTTCATCCGTGATGTCTTTAGATTCACCTGGTTTTACACCTTCTACCGGATCAATTTCTCTGTCTTTCCTTGCAGTTTCTAATTCTTTTAACAAGTCCATAATTCTATTTCCGCCTA